TCATTTATGTTATCAATAAGAAGTGAATCGGGCTGGAGAATAATAGAGATTTTCGGATTAACTGTTCCTCTAATAATTATGTTGTCCAAAAATTCTTTTTGTTGTTTTTCAAATTCTTTTCTTTGTTCAAAGGTCATTTTTACAAGTTTAGCTTTTATTTTTTCAAGTAATACTTCTTTTTTTTCTCCCGATAAAAGAACCTCTGCAAAATCATTAATTACACTTCCACCCTCAATTAAATAATCTCTCTGGGTAACTTTCTTGATTTCAAATACTGCTCCAGAAGGAAGTTCTACTAATTTTGTCTTGCAGTTTGTTTCTTTATACTCATTTGCTGATGTAATTTTCTTTGTTTCTTCCATTGTTTTAATTCTCCTTTTTATTATTTTTTCATGGGCTGAACTTCGTCCATTTTCTTAAAGTCATCCCCAAAATATGATATAAATTCAGGCTGACCCTTTTTGTCATCTCTGGTCATTTGTAATTTAACTTTTCTTCCCGCCCGAATTGTCAAATTAAATTCAGTTAATTCAGGCGGAGTTTTACCATTAATTAAAATTTTAGTTTCATCGGCATATCCATTAGTATCAATTTCAATTCTCATTCTTAATTCACCCCCTTATTTTTTAATTAAATTTATGCAGATATTGAAGCTACCGTATTTCTTATTACTATTGTAAATTCTAATGTTGAACTATCAGCTGCATAAGCTTTAAATGGAATATCATACATTATTACGCCCGGGCTACTATTAAGTGGTAAAGCCTTTGTTAATTTTACCTGTCCAAAAGTAATAGTAACTGTATATGTAAATCCCGCTTTTATAATTCCCCCCGTAAATGTTGCCGCCAGTGCGCGAGAAGTTGCAGCTCTAAAATCATCATATAGAAGTTCATCAGTATATTCTAAATTAAATGTCCCAGTAATTTCTCTTTTACCATTTCTAATTGGCTCGGCTCTATTTCTTGAACCAATAAATCTACGGTCAACTTTTAAATTGTTATTAAGAGAAAAATCTAATTTAGTTATATTTATAGCTCCAATAGCTCCAAAAGTAATTGCTCCCTGAGTAAAATTAACTAACCCCGCTGTTGGAAGTGTCTGAGATGTAGCGGCGGCATTAGTTACTTCTTTAGCTACAATATCCAGATTACACATTAGAAATCCACCAGAATCTATATTCATTTTTAATCCCGTGATTTTTGAACCTTCATAAGTAAATGCTTTAAGGTCCCGGTCTACTTCTAATGTTAAGCCTGTTGGTAAATCATTTGCTAATGTAAATGTATGGTCATATAAACTAACTACTGCCGTATCAGATGTATAAGTTAATACTCCAGTATCATTAGCCGCATCTGAAAATCCGCATAATGTTCCACAGTGAGTATCTGTTCCATCGGACCCATTAGTTCCAGTTTTCCATAATATTTCAAATGTTCCCGCTGAACGTGTTATAGTAAATTTCTTTGTAGTAGGAGAAAATGAAACTGTATAAGTTCCTCCCGCCTCGGCAGCTACTATAGCATCATAAATCATTTTACACATTGATGCTGCGGTTGCCTGAGTTGTCCCAGCAATGTATGTTCCATTAACTAGAGTTCCAATTAATTCAGCCGCTCCTATATTAAAATTTATTTTATTATTAGTTGCATCTACAGTAAATGAAGCTACTTCGGCAGTAGATACAGAACCCATAGCGTGTTTGAGTAAAACCTCCATACCCTCATAACGCATTTCAAATCCTACTGCTCCACCGGGATTTATTCCAGCGCGTATTACTTCATCATCATCATTATAAACTGCAGGTATTGCTCCGCTATGAAGTCTATCTTCTTCTAAACCTAAGGAGTCTACATTTAATTCAAGAAATTTTGTTACCGCTACTGCTGCCCCATAAGTTCCTTCTTCACCGAATCCAAGTATTGCTCCGAGATATCCAAATCCTGATGCCATAATTATTTACCCCCTTTTTCTTTTCCTTTTGTAGTTTTTTCTTTGTTTTTTTTAATAGAATTCTTAGTAATCGGTATGTCTTTTTTTATTTCTGAATATTTAAATTCCTTATTCATTGGAGGTTTATAATTCCCTGTTTTTAAGAGTAATTCTGCGTGTTCATCTGATACATTAATTTCGGTAATTCCTTTAACAACCTTTAAAATTCTTCCGTCGGGTAATATAGCTTTCCCGTTAAGTAATACACCATCATAAACAACTGTTTTCATTCTTTGTCCTCCTTCTTAAAACAATCCAAAAAGCAATCCAATTCCACTAATTAAACCAACAGTTCCTACTGCATAACTAATTGGAGTTACAATAATTAATCCGTAATATACACTACTACCTATCAAAACAATACCGACCGTCTTATCTGTATCTACTTTAAAATTCTCAAATATTTGTCCTGCAAAACAATTTGATATACAAAATAAACATAAACCAATAATTAGTAATTTTTTCATTTTACCTCTAAGTAACAGTTTAGTGAAATTTGTACTGCATTGACATAAGTTTCGTTTTCTCCTACTCCATAACCCCAGTCCGCATCTCCTAAATCTGAATATTCAATATTACTATCAAATTTGATATTATCCCGAAGAATCCCCTCTATATTCCCTACTAAGGTCATAATCTCTGTATCCGGTGTACCGGCTAAATCCATTGTTAAAGCAAAAATATAAAATCTTACTACTGGCCGCTTTCTTCCTGAATTACCCAGAGCAATAAACTCTTCGGTCTTCCGGGATATCTTCACCATTATTACTGGATATACTGTATCTGGGATAGGAACTATCCTAGGGTCACCGGATACAATCTGAGCATTGTTAGTAAATGTTCCTCCTGGTGAAGTTAATCCCACATTTAGAGCGGTTTTATTGTTTTGAAATAATGTAATTAATGCATCTCGTATAGTGTTATAGGGTATTTTTGGCGAGGTCAAGCTCATTGTCTATTATCTCCTGCGTGTCTTAAATCCAAAATAAATATATCCATTATATTTCTTTCTGCTTCATCTGATAACCATATAAAAGTTCTTTGAGGAAGATTTCTAGGCTTATATCCCTCTTGATGTGCGCGAGCATAAACAATATTTGTTCCCACTTCAGCGCCGGTCTTTGAAATTATTGGACTGGGTAAATTTTTTAAGGTCCCAGTGTCCTGTAATATTTTATATCCCTTACCCTCTTTTCTACGTCTTAATATAGTTAATGGTTTAAGGTCCGGCCATTTCCTATCAGGTCCTTCTTCGTTTTTAAAGTGTTTATCTATATCCTTAAGCATTATCAAAGAACATTTCTTAAAAGTAATTTTGGGATTTTTAAGATATTTAGTCATTGATAAAACAAACTCTTTTAACTGAGGTGAACCCTCAAGTTTATAATCTATCATTAATCGTTTTCCCTTTCAGTAGCAATATCATCTAATAAATCAGAATCTATAGTTGAATCTTCCGGAGCATCCATATTGAAAACAGGATGATAATTTTGAGTAGTAGATTCTATGGGCTCACTTGCTCTTGTTAATTCATTACCTGAAGAATCCAGTACTACTCCTTTACCTTCAGCTAATTCATTTAATTGTTTTATGGCTTCTTTGAAGGTATCTGTCCATTCGTTCTTATTTTGTCCATCTTTAGTAAATACGGTCCGCATCACAAAATAAGCAGCAATATTTTTTGAAAGAGTATTAATCAATGGAGGTACTGATGAAGTAGAGAATGGTACTGTATATTTATTTCCTAATTTAGTATTAATCATTCTATCAGCATCAGTTATTTTCGTTTCAACCGCAGTATCTCCCATTACAACTGTAGTTACCTTGGGAAGTAAATCTCTTACTTCAGTAGCAGTAGAATAACCAGTAAAAGCCATATTAAACTCCTATTTTTTCTTGAAAATCTTTTTAACCTTGTCTTTTATGGATCCTTTTTTGACCTTTGGTTCCCGTGGTTCTGTGGGGACTCCCTGTGGTTCTTTAGGAACGCCTCCGGGCGTCTGTACGCCCTCCTGGGCCTGCGGGATGTCCTGTTCCTGTGCGTTAGCCTGTTCTGGTGTTTCTTCCTGTTCTTTTGCAACTTCGGGATTCTTTGTAGCCCCTGTTTCGCCTTGAGGTTTGAAAATCTTATCATTTACCAGTTTTTTGGCTTCATCATTTACCGGAAGAATAAAACTCCATTTTCTTTTGTTTTTAATTTCATTTATGGATATATTGTCTTTCTCGGTTATGTGTACTCCCGGCATATAAGTCTTAGTGCCATATCTAAATGCTTTCTTTACTACAAATTCAAATTTTTTCATTTTACCATGTCCCCCTATAAATTATATTTAAGCCATTAGAATTCCCGGAAGTCCTATAAGTCAATCCTGAAGATAGATGGAGATTGTAAGTATATTGTCCTTGAGAATTTAGATCTATAACTGTAAAATGTGCTGTCATTGTAGTACCGTAACAATCATATAACCATAGCAAACCACCCGGCGAAGCTGAGCCGATTAATACCGAATACAAATAGGTAGCATTTGAAATTCCTTTATAAGAATCATTTGTAGTAGTAAATGAAGTCTTATAAATACACGGATTATTAAATTCTCTTCCAGCTCCTGCAAATGAAACACAATTTAGAACCATAATTAACAAAAAACTGCATACTAATCTTTTCATTTTTATTTATCCTCCTGTAAATATTTGTAGTATAATAAATGCGGGGGAGTTTAACTTCCCCGTTCTTCTGTATTTCTTAAGATCCTTGTGTATAATTATCTGAAGCCGCAAATGAACCCAAATCTGTTCCAGTTGATACAAAAATCTTTACTGCATTTGAATTCCAGTACATTTGTCCCACTGCTGTAGGAGTAATTCCTTGTAACTGTACTGCTGTTCTACTATACAAACCATTATATCCTGTATAGTCGGTATTCTGTAAAGTAGAAAGTCCAGTAATAGATAAATTGTTTTTAACTCCCAAATTTCCAGTAACATAAAATCCCGTACTTGAACTAATTCCGTAGGTAGTATCTTTTCCTAAATAGATTGCCGATGTAGAATAAAGATACAATCTCCCACCGGGAAGTCTTTGTAACCAAGTACGTAAATCATCTCCATAAGAAATCTGGAAGAAAGAACAAATGAGAATTAAAACCATTAACCAATATCCTGTTTTATTGAATATCCCCATTTTATTTCCTCCTTGAAATAAACTTCGGTTATTCTAAGCTCACTCCGGAAAACGCTACTTCATCTACAAATGGAAAATGAAGATTTTAGTCAACTACTGCTGTATATAAATATCCGGCTTTCTGTGCTGTAACTCGAGGATCGTATGAACGTCCGGTTTCAATTGCATCACCTGCATTATCTTCATCTCTCCATTTCTTTGTCCTGGCAGTTAATCCGCCAAACAATTTATGAAGGAATGTATATCCGTGAGCTGGCTCATCAATTGCTGCTGATGCCGGTACGTAAGTTATCGCACAAGATTTTCCCCAGATATAATCTTTTGTGATTGTGGTTTGTCCCTGTTTAGAGGTTATA